CAGAGCAAGTCAATCGTAAGCATACAAACTTTACTGTTACAGAGGGGCAATGGGATTGTTTATCTGTGTTTCAAGCACAGTGCGACAGTGTTAAAGGTACAAAGTATGAAGGACATCAACCTTTTGTTGTGTCTATTCCACTAGGCACTAAGAATGCCGTAGAAGCTATGCTACACAACAAAGACTTTGTTAAAAGCTTCCAAAGCATGACAATCTTTTTTGATGATGATGAAGCAACACCAGCAGAGCTTAAGAAAGGAATTATGCGTGGTAACGAGGCTACAGAGGAAGTATCATCTGCTTTTATTGGGGAGATTGAACTATGGTGCGTACAACCAGCAGACGATAAGAAAGATGCTTCTGATTACATGCAAGCAGGACAATCAAATGAATTGGCTAAGTTAGTCCAGTTTGGGCGTAAACCCCTTGTAACAGAGAAAATCGCACAAGTAGATTCTATCTCTTTTGAAGATTTGATTACCCCAATGCCAAAAGGTGTAGATATTCAGTGTTTCCCAAAATTAAATGATATGATTTACGGCATCCGCAAAGGTGAATTGACTGTAGTTACTAGCCATGCTGGAGCAGGAAAAACTACTTGCTTAACTAAAGTAGCTGAAAACCTTGTTGCCATAGGTGAGCGTATTGGACTTATCTATTTGGAAGAAAAGAATAAACAGACATTACAGCGATTCGTTAGCTCTTCTTTAGGCGTTTCATACAAGAAGTTCAAAAGGAATCCTTTATCTGTTGCAACGCAAGAGGACATCTCTGTTGTGTATAATAGATTTGTTCAAGATAGAATGTTGGTTATGCTCGACCATTTTGGTTCTTTACCAATTTCAACATTAATGCAAAAAGTTAAGCATATGTATTTTGTTGAAGGTTGTAAATATATCTTCTTAGATCACCTATCAATGGTTATTTCAGGAAGTCAAGTTAATGATGAGCGTAAAGAGCTTGATATTGTAATGACGGAGTTAGCAGCTTTCTGTGCTGCACACGATGTCGCTATCTTCTTGGTTGTTCACCTTAACCGACAAGGAAGTGCAGAATTAAAACCACCAAAAGGTAAGGAAGACGAACCTTTCTGGGTTCGGGTCACTAAGGAACATATTAGGGGCAGTGCCAGCATCGAGCAGATCGCTTGGAATGTATTAGGTATTGAACAAGAGATTATGCCTGACCGTTCTCGTGGAAGAGCGAGATGGGTATTCTTGAAAAACCGTGATGGTGGAGAGCTTGGGGTAGCAGATGTATTCTCTATCAACGATGAGGATTGGTCTGTTAAACTCTATGATGATGGAGAGGATTTCATCCAACCACAACAAGGCAAGGAATCTGTGACAATCAAACCTAAGTGCTTAGATGATGACCCCGAACTTGGTTTTTAATTTATATGAGAGAGCTTGACAGCTCTCTTTTTTATTTATAGAATGTAAGTAACTTAAAGGGGTTGTTATGAAATTTAATTATGCTAAAGCTATAGAAGATTTGAACGGAAGTATGTACTACGAACACGAAAAATATGTATGCGCTGTTTTCAATAATTTTCGGTTCAAAGTTTATAAAACTCTACTAAGAAAAGGGACTTTCCATCTAAATGGAAATTTCAGAGCTTGTTTAGATCGTGTAGATTACTTCAAACAATACATGACCGAACATTGTAAACACAGCAACTTACTTTTCGATGCTTCGGTATTCAAAGGGATGCGAGAGAGCGTTACCGTAAAGTGTAGAGAACACGGAAATTTTAACACAATACCTGACCTGTTGATAAACAGAGGAGTAGGGTGTTCAAAGTGCTACAATAAGTATGAAAAACATAAAGTTAGAAACAAGGGCTTAGAAACTTTCATTAAAGAGGCTAATCTACATTTTAACTCGAAGTTTAATTATACCGAAACTATTTATAAAAACACAATGACAAAAGTAAAGATTATTTGCCCAGAACACGGAGTTTTCTTTCAAACACCTAACGAACACTTACAGTCCACTTATGCTTGCCCTGCTTGTTATGCTGTTTATAACTCTTTCAAATTAGAGGACTACGAGAAGTTATGCCCTAAAGGGTCTCATCTGTACGTTGTTCGTTTAGATAATAAAGAAGAACAGTTTTATAAAATTGGTATTTCAAAAAACCCAGACAAAAGGTTTAAACAGTATCAACACGATGGTTTTAATATTGGCGAGAACATCATTCTGTTTAATCAAGATGCGGGGTTAATCTTCAGCTTGGAGGACGATTTGCTGATCGCATATAAAAGAGAAAAATACTTACCCATTACAAAGTTTAGGGGTTACACAGAATGTTTTACTTATGTAGATATTGCAGAGGTGCAACAAATGTTTTACACTCTATCACAATGTAAAAGAGAAATTGAGGAGTTATCGTGAAACGATTAGTAGTTGATATTGAGGGGGATGATCTTCTAGCTAACATGCTAGATTTCTCATCCTTACCTTATAAATTAAAACCAGATGCAAAACTTTGGTGTGTTGTTGTTCGTGACGTTGATACGGATGAAACTACTGTCCTAACCAGTGAGTCGGGAAGAACCATCAATAAAGAACAAGTATCTAAGGCTTTTGAAGGTGTTACAGAAGTAATCGCACATAATGGCATTAAGTTTGACTTTATCGCTTTAGACCTATTTGGTGTGTTGGATTATGAAGTTGGGTATTTAAACAAACCAGACTATTTATTTGGTCAAGAGGTTAAGATTACCGATACGCTCATTCGTTCTCGTTTATTTAACCCTGATCGTTATGGTGGTCATTCGCTTGAAGCTTGGGGTAAAAGATTGGGCAACTTCAAAGATGATTTTAGACAACAATCTATCAATGCAGGTTTAATCCCACATAACGCACCAAAAGGAGCAGAGTTTAAACAATATTCTCAGATCATGGTGGACTACTGCAAACAAGATACTCTTGTCACTAAACTTGTTCATATTGAATTGGAAAAGGTTTATCAATCATGGGAGAGGTGGTCTAAACCTGAAAAATTAGAAAACAAACTCGCGGATGTAGCTGTCCGCAGAGAATCTTATGGTTTTTGGTTTGATAAGGAACTGGCTGTAAGTTGTCTTGAAGATTTACAACAAAAGATGTTAGATTTAGCAAACAAGGTTAATCCAATATTACCGCCTAAACTTATGAATAAAGGTAAGTTAAAGGAATACACCCCACCTAAGTTACAGTTTAAAAAGGACGGTACACCGAGTGCAGCAATATTAAAGTTTGCTGAAAAACATGGTGCTAAAGTAGAAGGTGATGTTTTTTTCTACCAAGATTTCCCATACAAACTACCTTTAACAGAACCTATTGAAACTCACGAAGTTGCCTCTATCGACGACTTAGATCATGTTAAAATGCACCTAATCAATCTTGGATGGAAACCAACAGAGTTCAAGGTGAGGGATTTAACTAAAGACTCTAAGAAGCAATCAATTTCTTATGAGAAACGAGTTGCTGCTATGGACACTTGGTTAAACCAAACCTTTGATGAAGGGAAGTATAAAGAGAGCAGACTGCGTGAGTTGGGCATGGGAAAAAATAAGGCAGTTATCCGAGACAAACTAATTAAACAATTAGTTAATGACCGACCAGTGCGTATTCCGACATCTCCTGCTGTACGTGTAGGGGTAGAGAAAGAGCTTTGTCCAAACTTAGTTGCTCTTGGAGATAAGGTTGCATTTGCTAACGACTTTTCATTGTACTTAACTTACCGCCACAGGAAGAGTAGTATTGCTGGTGGTGATATTGATGATATGGACTTCGATGAAGAAGCACCAAACACAGGATTCTTATCTATGTACCGTGAGATTGATGGTCGTGTAGCTACTCCTGCTATTGAGATTGGAGCTTCTACAAACCGCTACCGACATATTGGAGTGTGTAATATTGCACGAGCATCTTCTATCTACGGTAAAGAGATGCGAAGCTTATTTGGTTGTGGGGAAGGTATGGTACAACTTGGGTTTGATTTCTCATCTTTAGAGGCACGTATTCAAGGGCACTACTGCTTACCTTTCAATGGTGAGGAACTTTCAGTGCAACTTTTAGCAAGTAAACCCAACGATATTCATACATTAAACGCTAACAAGCTAGGTATTCCACGAGATCAAGCAAAGTCAATCGGATATGCGCTACTGTACGGATGTCATTATAAAAAACTAATGTCGATGCTAAGTGTTGGTGACGCAGAAGCTAAAAGTTTGTATGAAAACTACTGGGAAGCCGTTAAACCTCTAAAAGACTTAAAGGAAGCTGTAGAAAGATCATGGGATACTCGTGGTAAGTCTTTTGTAGTTGGTGTCGATGGGCGCAAGATTGTGACACGATCAGCTCACTCCTTACTAAACGCCCTATTCCAATCTGGTGGTGTTATTTGTGCCAAGTACGTTACTGTATTTATCTATCAGTTGTTAGAGGAGCAAGGTTATAAGTGTAACCCTTTTAAGGAAGAAGCGATAGATATGTGTAGTATGATCGAGTATCACGATGAATGTCAATTAGCAGTAAACCCTAAACTTATTCAATATAAAATCTTTAAAACTGAAGATGAATTGAAAGAGTTTGAATCAACATGGGATGGTGAGCAGTTAGGTAGCGCAGTAGAGGGTAAGAATGGTACACTTGTTGTTGCATTACCTAACCCTGTATCAAAAACTATTACTAAAGCTATTGACATGGCTGTAGAAGAAGTTAAACTAAAAGTGCCTCTTGGGTGCGAATGGGTTGTACACAAGAACTGGTACGGATGTCACTAAAGGAGAAACAAGATGGAAATTATTAAGCGTGTAACAGATAGTCGTAAACGTACTTGGGAATGTTTTGTTGATCGTTGTTACTATGATATGTATTGTGTGAGAGTTGAAGGAGACCGTAATTTTAATTCTCAATTATCCTTTCATTTTTGTACTGTAAACGAAGCTTTTGATTTTATGAATTTAATTAAAGAATCTCACTAAGGAGAAACAAAATGAAAGATCAATTTTATGAATTAACAGTTGAAAAGAATCACCTAAGTATCATCATCAAAGCTTTGAGTAATTATATGTGTGAACAATACGAGGGTATCGATGCAGAACTTGTTGATATTCCTAAAACAATGGAGAATATTAAGATTGCATCAGATATGCAGTTAGTATTAAAACATCATCTAGGAGGTGTACAACACTCCCCTAAACAAACAGCAGAGACAACAGGGTTGGTTTGGATTCGGGATGTCGATGCCGAGGATATGTTCTCACAGCATAACGATGAAAACTTGCAGTACACAAATGAAGTTCTACAACAAGCTTGGAACAATGTTAAAGAACGTCATAAAGATACTTTACAACGAATGTCAGATAAATAAGGAAGATACGAAATGAATGATTCAATTATTTTTGCAATGTTGTGGTATGAAACAATGTTAAACAAAGGTTATATGGTCAATAACACTAGAGAGGAAATGTCAACTGTTTCTAAAATGTATGATAATTGGTGTGAAAAATTCTATAGGGGAACAAGGTGGGAGTATGATTCACCTGACCATACAGAATTGGTTTTAGGGATGTGTGAATATATTAGTAAAAATATTTAAATTATTTTGAAAAAGGTGTTGCGTATATTTGAATGATAATATACAATACACCTCATAGCCAAGAACAATTGGTTATATTAAACGTATTAAACGTATTAGACATATTCACTAAACATGAATTAAACATAAACTAAGAGGAAATTAAACATGCCACACTTAACTCAAAACACTATCGAAGGTACTTTGGTATTCGTTACTGTCCAAACACCACAAACTAAGTATCAATCAACAGATAAAGAGTTTAAGGTTGGTGTCGTAGTAGATGAAGATACAGCAGATTCATGGAATGAACGCTTCCCTAAACAAACAGCTAAAGTTGTAAAGACTTCTGATTTTAAAGAGACTTACAAGATTGATCCTGTATTCCCTGATGAGAAGAAACAGTATATTATTACAATTAAGAAGCCTGCTAACTACAAAGATGGAACACCTTTACCTCAGCAGTATACACCTAAAGTATTACTTCAAGAAGGTAAGACAGCTCTTGATGTAACACAAACAGTTCTTCCTGCTAACGGTAGTAAAGGTAAGGTATCCTTTGAGGAGAACAGTAACGACTTTGGTACATTCTCTCGATTAAAGAACGTATTAGTTACTGAAATGATTGAGTACAAGAAAGGTGGAGGTAATGCTGCTGATGAGTTTGGATTAGAGGTACAAGGAGCTTCTGATTTTAATGAAGTGCAAGAGACCAATACTGCACCAAAACAACCTAAACCAACTACTGTTCCTGAAGAAGACGACGAGAATCCTATTCCGTTCTAATCTGATGTAACAAACGGAGGGTGTAGCAATATGCTCTCCACTATTTAAATTAATTAAGGGGAAAGTTATGTCATCATACTACGTTCAAGTAAATGCA